CCACGTTTCTCTTCTTCCTTCTTCTAACCAACGACTATATCTGGATTGATGAATGAAGGATTGATAGTTAGTCGGTAACATCTTTTTCAGACTCCTCCTTTTCAGAATCTTCAGGGAAAGAGAACTCTTCTTGATTCTCTCCTTGAGATTGTTTTACTTCCAATATGATTTTACTCATTAAACCATTAACTTCATTAAATGGTTTCTTGGAAAGATAATTTAATATTTGATTAATAAGGTCTATACTTAGAGGTAGTGTATTCATTTAATTCTCCATTTTAATTATACTAGATCTTTTAAAGTAGGTTCTTTATACTGATCTGACTTTAATATTTTACCATCATCTCTGTAGATAGGCGCACCATCTTCTCCGAGCTTAGACATATTAGAAGCATGTACTCTGTTAAAGGCTTCATCGAAGTTCCAACCAAACGTATCGGCAAAGCCTACACAAACATACACCAGATCACAAAGCTCTTTGAGAATAGAATCTTTACTTTTCTTTTCATGTATAGCTGACATCACCTCTTGAAATTCTTCTCGGATTAATTTAATTCGTAGGGCTTTTGTCTTATCGATAGACACCTTCTCATATACTGCATCTGTTGGATGTTTAAATGCTTCATGAAAAGAATGTAGTTTCGTTTGTAAAGTTTCAGATTCAACTACCATTATTCAGAATCACTAGGTTTATCGTTTACGAAGATCTCCACTTCTTGTATTAGTCTATTTATGTACCATTCTGCTTTCTTTAAATCTTCCAGAGCAGTACCCTTATACTTATATCTAGATATATACTTAATCACACTGCCTTGTAAGTATCCTTCAAATTCGTGAGAAGTCATACAGTTCTTTATCATATCTATCGTTTCTATTGTACCTCTATTATAATGTGGAGGGTGATTGATATTATCTGACATACTATACAATACTCCTAGAAGGTTGGACAATTAATGTGATTTCTTAAATTCAACTACATTATCTGAGTAGCTGATGTTTTGTTGCTGAACATTAAAAGAATACTTCCCAGCTTCTTTTAATCCATCAATTACATCCTCATCATGAAGATAGGAAAGTATACCATAACCTATCTCTTTGATAAGAGTAGGCTCATCTCCTTTTGAGACATCGAAAAGTCTCACCATAAATTCTTCTTGTGTGGAGCCTTCCTCAAGGTAAATAATAAGTTTCTCTTTATTTAAATCAATCTCATCAGAAATTCCGAGTAGTTCAAGCAGAGCTTTCTGTTTGTTCGACATACTTCATAAGCCTTCCGATTTGTTTTTCAATAAACTCTTTTGTCTTAGGACAACGCTCTTCTACCTCTGAAAGATTGTTAGTCATATCTTCCAAAGGTAAGACAACTATACCATGTACTCTTAGTACAGAAGAGATCTTGTTTATATCTTCTGTTATCTTTTCACGATTCATATCGAAATCAGAATCAGACCAGTGAGTAACTAGAGATTTTTTCACACGTATTGGTAGTATATTTCTCTCTAAGATAGTTTCTTTTTCGTGTATAGTTTTAAGATACCACACATCAGGGTTCATATCAATATCTTTTTGATGAACTCTGAGTTGTAAGACAATAGGCATTATGGTTTCTCTACTCTGATAGGTCTGTAAAAACTACCACCAACATAATTGTTATAGTAGGCGGGTTCATCTGTCCCTTCTATGATAGCTGTGAGAACTTTGTACTTCATTTGATAGAAACATTCATAGTATTTTAAACTTCTTTTGTTTTCATACTCCCCTATAATTTGAAATGTAAAATTCTTTTTACCATGTTTCTTTATATCCTCGTTAAGATGAATAGAAGAACCAGTATACAACTCCCAGTTGGAAGGCTTTTGTTTTTTCTTCACCGTTAAGAAATATTGTTTATGTCCTATGTAAGCCTTCTTTGTTTTCTTATTTATTATCTTATATACAAAACCAAAACGGTTAAGATCAGGTTTAAAGACTTTTCTTTTATAGGTCCAATGCATTATTCGAGTTCTTCAAACTCTTCATGAACCTCAGTAAGTCTACCAGATTCTCTACCATAGTATACCCTACAGGCTGGTCCTGTCAAGCCGGAAAATCTATTCTTGATAACCCGTACTGTGGTGGTATGCCTCTCTATCTCATCCTCATGTTGACCATTTCTCTCCAGACCAATAACGATATCGGATAGCTGCCCGATACTGGCAGAGCCTCTGAGTTGAGAGAGGGATGTGGCAGAACCTTCTTCATGACCTGTACCAGAAGGTCTACGCAGATGAGATACAATGAGTAAGGCAATGTCAAGTTCTTGTACAACGGTACGCATCTTAGTCATCATCTCATCGATAGCTCTACGTTCATCAGTCACGTTCTGATCTGATACTAAGATACTGATATGATCCAGCACTACATACTTACAGTCAAGGGCTTTAGCAAAGTACCTGATCCTATTCAGGATAGAGTCAATAGCATTAGATCCGAAATGATCATAGAAGAATAACCTACCTGTACCTAACGTATTATCAAAGTGCTTCTTCAGATCTTCCTCATTTACAGAACTAAACTCTGACGGAAGATGTAAACACTTATTAGCTTCAAGACTCATGAAAGCAAGTCCGCTTCTCTTTACTGACTCTTCCATGAACATCATGCCAATATTGTCATTAGTATTCTTAAAGACATGATATATAAGCTCACGAAGGAACTGAGACTTACCTAATCCAGATCCTGCTGTGATAGTTACAAGCTCTCCCATGCGTATACCATAGGTTAGGTCTTGTAGTCCCTTATAGGGGTAGTTAATAGCAGCTTCTGTGGCACCCTCGATAATTGTATCCCACATATCATTACCGGAGATGATACCATCTGGTGTGTAGGTCTTAGCAGCCCACCAATCCTGCACGAACTGATTCTTCTTGTTGTTAAGGAGATACTCATTAGCATCCTTGTACTGTAGAGACATCACCTTAGCTTTTGGCGATAACATTTCCGCAACTCTTGCAGATGCCTTACGACCAGCATCATCATTATCAAAACAAATAACTATATTATCAAAGGATGTGAGGAAATCATAGTTATCTGTAATATCTTTAGCAGCAGCCGCTGCACCATTACGGATAGATACTACAGGCCATTTGCTACCCATGAGTTGGTAAGCAGACATAGCATCTACTTCTCCTTCACAAATTGTGACGTACTTACCACCTTCTTGAAAAGACTTCTGTCCAAATAACATAGCATCTTTGATATTACCTTCAGAAAAGAAAGTCTTGTTAGCTATGTTCCTAACTTTATTAGCTATATGTTCCCCTTCTTTATTGTAATAGGGATAAAAATGTTTGGTCCCATTAATCATAGTTCCATATCGTCTACAAGTATCTTCTTCAATTCTCCGATCAGGGATTGCTTTAATAGTCCCCGTACTTATACTCCGCGTGGTAACAGAAACTTCCATGTGTTCTTCCTCATTATCGTAGTTTGAATTAGGTGGTATATAAAATGTACAACCATCCGTAAAACATTTTTTATTTCCGTTAGGGTATACTCCTACATTATTTTTACTTCCACATATTGGACAAGATTCATGTCGTATAAATTCTGACACCTACTTTCTTCCCTTTCCTGATAGGTATTTTACAGGAGGTTCCTTTCTTTTTGATAGGAAATTCCAACACCAGTTATCAATCTTAACTACTAGATGACCTAGTTGCCTCACGATATAGCGTTTAAATTTCATATTATTCTCTCATGCTATCTGTTATGTCTTGAACTTTAGGTTCCTTTTCTATTGTTGTGAAGTATCTCAGACCATCACTATATTTAAACACCCTCATGTCAGGGAAACAAGTCCACTTATACGTGCAATAGGTACAGTCTCTTGCTATCTTCATGTTTCCAGATTTACCATCTGGCTGTGGACTATAACAAAAGTCTGGCATCTCCTTGCTCTTGACAAGTTCTTTAATATGTTTGATGCGGTTAGTAGCATTTATCAATGAGAAATCATCAAGCTCTAGCAGAGCTAACTCTCCTGTAACTTTATTTAAAGCTAGGAGATAACCCGTGTCTTTACCTTCCGCTTCTACATAAGCAGAGATCTGTCCTATGTAACCAAAAGGATCATCACTCTCTAGTGTACCTGTCTTGAACTTCCGAAAGGCAAAGTCACTAGCAGATTTGATGTCAACGATATCATCATCAATCTTACAATCGATGTGTCCTTTTATTCCTTCAAGCTCGCATTGCTTTTGAAGTTCCTGTACTGAATGACCAGCTTCTTTCGCAAGGAAGATAACCAATTCTTCGATGATAGAACCATAGAGGAACTTGATAAGAGTAGATGGTGAATAAGATCTCTCCACTTCTGGACCGTTGATCTCCATCCAGATTTTACGGTCAGGTTTACCAATAGAGGACATGCGTATATTTTTCTCATGAGATGTATTCCTCTTTTCTTCTAGCTGTTTAACCACCACTTCAGAAAGCCCTTGTAAAAAA